CCAGAAGCTATACCCGCTCCTGCTTGTTTAGAGGTATAACCCTCTGGGTCATAATCTAAGGGGTCTACATACTCTTCTACCATAAATTCCATACTATCTTCATCTTCGAAAAGATACATTTCGCATTCTAATAGCTTCTTAAGATTAGCTTCTAATTCTTTACCATTCTTAGAATTTCTTAACACTTGTTTAAGGGCATTCTTCTTATCGTCAGGTAACTCATTAGCTGCTTGATTAATGGTAGCTCGTACTTCTTCGGTAGACATTTCATCGAATTTTCTTTGCTTACCTGCTTCATAAGCACCTACTGGACCAACTGCTTCATATTCCTCTACCCGCTTTTTATATTCTGCAGTTTTTTCCATGTTATACTGAAGCTGAGTGTCCCAAGCATCCATTACCTCTGTAGGAGTAGTAGGATGACTTCTATAATCTTCAAACCCATTGCCAGTAATATTAGACACCATAAGGTTATCTACCTGAGCCACAGGAGGTCTTAAAGCTAATGGAGGTTTATCCTCTGGCTCATTTATATTAGTTGATAATACCGATAAATCTTTACTATCTGGGTCTAGAGATGGAGCTAATACTGCTTTAACTCTTTTAGTTATTTTCTGAGTAGCAAAAGATACTCTAAGTACTTCCCCATTCTCTCCTTGATATGTATAAGTACATACCGGTTCTTCATGGAATTTCCGATTATGTATATAGATAACACCATCCCTTGAATCCACATACCATGGCCCATTAGTATACCCTTTCATCTTCTGTTCTAATTGAACTAAGACGTTCTTGCCCACTAATCCAAAGTCACTATCAATTAAAGCTTTTAAGTCTTCTGGCATAGCTACTTCTGCTACTCCACTGTATTTGTTAGCATAGAGTACTTTACCAGTAGTAGTACGGGTATTTTCTGTGGGTACTTGTAGTGACTCGTATACTTTATTACTTATTATCTGTTGTTCCATTACTGAAATATTTCTATGATTACACCAGTAGCATTCCCACAGCCATTGTCTAAATAGGTAGATAATTTATAGCCTTCCATATCCGAATGGACATAAGCAGGTTGATATCTTAAATCTCCCGAAGAATCAATGCACTTAATAGTTACATGAGTACCTGTAGAATCAAATACGGCTTCGAATTCCCTTACCTTAATTATTTTTATGGGTCCCGATATAAATTGGCCATCAGGGTATATATATCCCCATTGAAGACAAATGTTTTGGTTCTCTTGAATCTCGGCAATATCTACAGTATCAGGATTACCCGTATCGAAAGTAATGGTAGCCAAGTTTTCTTTTTCTTCATCATATCTATAACTCCAGGTACTTATATACGCTCCAAGGGGTATACCTGTAATTGGATTCATTATAGGCATACCTCCAAAATTGAAAAGGGCCAAATAAGGTTGACCCATTCCATTATATAATATAGGTTTCTGTTTAGCTGCCATAAGTCGGTATTCTTATTAGGGTTCCCATTTCTAATTCCTTAAAAGGATTCAGTATCTTATTAGCTTCAGCTATTATGTACCACTTACCAGAATCACCATAATACCTGAAAGCAATATTTTGCAGAGTTTCCCCATCTTTAACGGTATGTTGAATATCGTTAGAGGATTCCGGTACTACTGGAGGTTTAGCTTCTAAGGAATAATCCCCATCGTTGTATTTCAGAGCATAGGCATTATTATATGGGCTAGCTCCCTTTAGATATTGGTTAACATCAATCATATTTAATACCTCCTGTCTTTTTAAGTGAATCGGAATTTATAAAATCTCCATAGGATAAGTTATATGCACTTACTCTCTTGAAAATCAATTCTTGAGTTGCTGCTGCAGGCAATAACCTACCATTACCAAAAGTAGCTGGCTTTCCGGGTATCCTTATTCGATAACCGTTCTGAAAGTTCTTCAGAGTATAAGTTGCTGAGGTAAGGATATAATTGTGGTTATCGAATATACCAGAATCCCCCCACTCAATCTTAACAATTGGGGGAGCAGCCTGGTAGCCATTAGATTTAGACCATGCCTCTAATAACCTACATTTATTGATTACCTCTTCTGGATTTTCTGGGTCATTACAGTACCAAGACACATTGAATTGAATAATGTCTTCAGCTCCAGTAAAGTGATACATTGGTACATTGCGACCCATTGATTTAATGGTGGCCCATGTGGTTTCTCCTCTAAAATCTATTTCTGGAGGTCTATTCTGTAAGGTAATGTATTGAGTGGGGTTAACAGTCATGTTATATATCCTTACTTCATTCTGATATATAACATCTGCTTTAGCCTCAAAGTTTCTGTAATTAGTAGTATTCTTATTCCCCTTTGCTGGGTCTACTCCTTCACCTTCTTCTAACCTTGGGAATTGTAATTCCATTCTCCATTTAGCCTGGAGTTGTTTATTTAGAATAGGGTTCTTAGACGATATTTGAGCTTCTCCGATTACCCCATTTGGGTTATAGAGTTTACCCTTTTGAGAATCATCCTTTGGAAGAGTAGAAAGAGTTCGATTGAGTAATATCCGAGCTCTCCATAGTTTATTTAATGGACCCGTAAGAACACCTGCTGTATCTCTTGTAAGGTCATTGTACTTTTCAACAACCTTACCTGCTGCTTTATTTAATACTCTAGCCATAGTGTTTTAGTTTTATATTCCCATTACAAATGCAGCTCCAGTAAAATCTTGTTGAGAACCTGGAGCATAATCTCCAACTGCTTGACCATCTACTGAGATATTGATACGAGAATCTCTCATACCTTCTTTAATAGCTAACCTAACAGCATTAATAAATCTCTCTTCATTCTGGGCTCTAAGGGTAGTTGGGTCTTCTTTCTCTTTATTCTGAGCTTCAGTATTCCTATCTACTGAATTACTAAGGTAACTAATACCCTCAATTAACAAAGGAAGACCTACAGTAATTGCTAATCCCCAGGGTCCACCGAGTAATCCCATAAGTCTACCACCTATAGATGTTAAACCTTTTATAGCACCTTGCCTAGCCACTTGACTACCAACTTGGGCACCTGCTCCAGCTAAAGCCCCTCCAGCTAAATTACCCGCCATTGAAGTTGCCAAAGGTACTCCAGGATTTGGTGTCTTAACATACCTTCCATTCTTGGTATTATAAAATCTACCAGCAGAATTCATACCAATACCGCTTGACATCATCTGAAGCTGAACCATGGTTCTCATAAGGTTAACCATATTTACCATGTGTGCTTCCATAATGGCAAATTGGGTATTAGTTTTTATTGCTGCAGCAGACATACCTTCAGTAGAAGCAGTAGCAATAGTCTGTAAATACCCAACAGACCTAATAATACCTCTTACAATATTAAATCCTGCAACAATAGTACCTACTACTACTGCAGTAGCTCCTACTCTAAGACCAAAACCTCCAACCCAAGTTTCTGAGATAGAATTAATTACTTTGATTATGGAGTTACCCACATTTAGTACTGGGGTAAAGATTCTACCCAAAGCCGCACCTGCTGTAACGGTTAAGTTCTCTATAGTTGATTCAAATTGGTCGATTACACCAGCATCTGTTTTAAGACGTTCTTCATTGAGTCGATTTACTGCCCCCATGTTTTGGTCATAAGTTGCAAGTATCTTACCCATCTTATCTCTACCAGAAGCAATATCCCTAAGTACTGGGAGCATACCACGATTACCCCGAACCCCAAAGATATTAAAGAAAGTTGGTGTTTCAATTCGTGAAGGTAAATCTACTGCAGCCTTAGCAAACTTCTGATAGATAGTGTAAAGGTCTATAAGGTTACCTTGAGCATCGAAGAATTCATCGGGACTTAAGCCCAGGTCTGCTAAAGCGTTATAGCCTTTCTTTTTTTGGTTAACAAGAGAGAGCTGTAAGTAACGGATCATATTAGCCAGAGAGGTACCTGCCATAGAACCTTGTATACCCATATCACCCAATACACCAATGGCAGCAGCCGTTTGCCGAAGGTCTACTCCAGCAGTTGCCATATCTGCTCCTGCATAAGATATGGACTGGGCTAAGTCTGTTAAAGATATATTTGCATTAGTAACTGCAGTATATAAATCATCTGTTACTCTAGCGGCTTCAGTCATTGGGATTTGGTACATTGACATGATATTAGTCATCAAGTCAGCTACACCACCTTTCTGTCCCACTGGCATTGTAAAGATTGAAGCCAGCTTAGATGCTGGCCCAATCATTTCTTTAATAGCATCGAATTTATTACCCGCCATAGCCAGGTATCTTTGTCCTGATGCAACATCCGAAGCAGTAATAGGAGTTATCTCATTGACATCTTTTGCCAATTGTAACATTTCTCTTTGTTCTGCAATGGTAGCACCAGCAATTTTCGAAGCAGTCCAAACTTCATTCTGAACACCCGCAGAGTATTTATAGGCCCTTGCCATTCCCCCTACGAGCTGCATTCCGAAGTCCATTGTATTGGAAGCTGACATCTGTATACCCCTATTCCAGGTATTCATATCATTCATCATTGTTCTGAATGACCCAGATATCTTGCCAGCCTCTTGAGAGAATCGGTCTTTTAAAACCATGGCAACACCGACCTCTACTATACTCCTACTGGTATTCATAATTTATTTTCTTTTCTTTAATTGTTTATAATATTGCTCGGCCATTTCCTTGAATATTTTCCTTATTCGATACGGAAGACGTAAAAAGCCGAAATAGTCTAAGGCTATCTCGGCTCTGGTGATATAAACAAAATCACTCTCTAACATTACTCTTCCGTCAGGTAGAAAAAATTCGGTGCCCAAACTATAGGATAAGTTCTTTCTTCTCCGGTGGTTGGATTAGTGATATGGGATTCACCTTTGAAGATAGGGTCCATAGATAAGATATGCTTTCTCATCTCAGCCATATCCTTTGCAGTAAACGGAGTAAAGTTTTCTACCTTCTCCCAACTACCATCAACCTCTAAGTGAAGATTACGGCAAAGAAGAGGAGCATTCTTAGTTTGTTTATCCAAAGGCAACTTCATGAACTCTTGTTCTCCCTTACCAGTCATACAATCGAATTTAATTCTCTTGCCAGATGAAAGAGTATATTCATGGTCTACCAATCTAACTCCCTCTGGATAATAAGGGATAGCATCTGGCTTCTGATTTAAATCCTCTACAGTTGGAGTAGTACCGTAATCGAAAAGGAACTCATGAAGGTCTTGGCCATAAGTAATCTTACCACCATTCTCTTTGCCCCAATCATATTCGAATTCTACTTCCTCTCCCAAAGAGAAGATACGAGAATTGAAGATAATAGCATAACGGTCATTAACCGGTAAGTTAAGAGCATCATCTACGGTTAATTTCCCATTAGGAGTAGCCGTAGTTCTAATTACAATTGCTGCAATGAACTTGGTAAGGTTCATCAAAGTCTTCATGTCTGAAAGGTTACTGAGGATATCTTCATCAGCACCATTCTGTTCTCTGATTTCATATTCGAAACCAGAAGGTCCGGTAAATCTAAATGTTCTAAATTCCATAATTTGATATATTTAATGTTTACAAATGTTCATAGTACTCCGTATAACAACAAGAAAGGGGTGAGCTCCTATCACAGGAATCCCACCCCTCCACCGAATCTTAGTGAAAATAGACTAAGGAATTAGTATTTATCTGCAGTACCAACTGAGAACTCTATGGACTCAATGGTATTCTCTGAAGCCATTCTGTCCAAGTCTAAGCCGGTAATCTTACATGGCCATACCTCTTCGAAGACGTGGGTATTAAGAACCGAGACTCCATCTTCGGCAAGTTCATTTACAATAGCCGTTTCCCAATATTGACTTGGTACCAAACCTCCACCAACTATGTGGTCTTGGCAAGCATAAAGCCAATCATGAAGCCATGTGTCTGAACCTGCAGTAGTCATAAGTTTCTCTACGATAAGATTACCTATAGTAACCCTACCTGCAGTTTTAACGTCTCTATTGACGTCCCCATGAGCAACCTGGTCAATCTCAATATCCGGCAAAGTACAACTTTGGAATAGATAAGTATTGATAGGGTGTTTGGGGAACATGATGCTCCACAAGAATTTCTTCCGTGGGTTTTTTACTTTTGCTCCCATTGTGTTATGAGTTTATAAGTTATTACTTGTTTCTACGATTGATACTGCCTTAGAAGCTGCATCGATTACAATCTCCATAGTTACCTCTTGCATAGGAACTACATCCTTATACTTAAGGATAGCACGGTACTTACCCTGACGAGCATCTGCTTCGTTATTAACCGAAAGGTCATCCCAAGAAGTTGCATCTTGGTCACCCATCCAGGTATACTCGGTCATAGCATCTTCATCTACCAATGAATCCAGTGTAGGTTTAACCTCCAACCAGATTCTCTTCCAAGTACTCCAAACGTTTGGTTCTTCGATATACTTGTTGAGTACCGGGCGAAGGAACTTCTTCAGATAGAGATTCAATCTTACAATTGAAAGGAACCTTTCAGAATCCTGTTTCACTTGAGAAGAGAAGCAATGCCATAGCATGGTTTGCTTACCTGCATCTGGAGTATCTTTGATTACCATCTCATTGATATAATTCTGAGCAAGGGTGTTCAGTTCGTTATATCGAGAAGGAGAACCATAGTTAGGGCATACTGGACCAACTGCATCCCCAATAACTCCTCGGTTCATACCTGCAAAGGATTTCCAAGGACCATATTGAGTAGCAGAGGCATCTCCCAAACCAACAATAGTACCCACTACATCGGAATCCTGAAGATTACCATTTTCGTTGTAGTACTTAAGTCCACCACCAAAGTAGGCAATGTACTTAGAGTTACCTACAGTACCAAGGCAAGTCTGTACCCAAGTAACCTGAGATTTGTAATCTCTTGCCTGAGTACCTTGAGTATAATGGGTTAAGTGTTTGGGAACTTCGATATACAGTACCCATTCCATCAGTTCTTTTGCCATATCAGCAGCAGCCTTGTATACTTTGAGTACCTCTGAATCAGTAGTAAGGTGTTGAGAGATATGTGAAATAAATAATTGGTAGAAGTCGGTGTAATCTTTTACCAAATCCAAGGAAGTAATCCATTCTTCGGCAGTTGGAGTGGAACCTGCACTACCGATAGTACCATTAAACAGTTTCTCTGTTTCGGAGGGTGCAGCATCTCCCACGGTAATAGTGATAGCATTCTTAGTACCATCAATATCATCGGTAAGCCACTTAATTAGGTTTTCAAAAGAGGAACCTGCAGTAATTACCGGCTTAATATATTCCGAGTTCTTAGCAAATGCACTAAGAGCAAGGTAATCTACCGAAGTGTTATTGTTATCATCGGCAGTTTTGTAGGTTATTACTGGGCCCTGTTCAAGTACTTGCCCATTAGCTGAATATATTTTATAATACAAGGTATTAGCTTGCTTATAAAAACCAACCTGGAAAGTATTTGCACTACCAATTGGATCTCCATATCCCTTAGTTACTAATCCAAAACTATAAGTAGTACTACCAGATTTTAAAGTAATCAAAGCAGAGGGTTTAGCTGGGTCAGTTACAGCAGAAGCAACTGAGATTTCATCTTCTGAATCTTTAGCTTTTCTTGCCGCAGCCGGAGAAGCAGTTACTGTACCTTGAGTAGCTCCTTTGCCAAGTACTCGAATAACACGAAGCTTAGAACCACCTTGCAAAGCCTTTTCGATATTTGATACAGAACCATCGGGTACAATTTCAGAACCATAGATTCTTTGGAACTGAGAGAATGTAGAGATGATTTCTGAAGGGTCATCGTATGGACCTTTAGTAGTTCTAGCCAATACACAAGAAACTCCTAACATGGGAGTAGTTTGAAGAACATTGTTGTTCTTAAACTTAAAATCAACATGAGGTGAAGTTGGCATAATTCTATTGTGATTAAAGTTAATTACTCGTTTAATTTATACCCTAGAGTATTGTACCTATACCTTAGGTACTTTTAACTCTAGCATCTCATTTTCGTTTTGTTCTAACAATCCAATAAGAACCGATATATCCTTGATAGGTGTAAGAGTACCTTCTCCCAAAGCTTTTTCTGGAAGAATACCGTCCTTACATACATAGGTGTATACCTTCTCAAGTATACCATGCTCTACATCTGGATGGTCATAATAATTACCAATCTCAATGAATAGGTTTCCGGTAGGAGCAAGCCTGCCCTTTTCCCATTCCTCTAAGTCATTGAAGTATGGTCTCACGTATCCTCTAGCAGGTAAGCCGGTATATAAGATTGTATGTAGCAATCTCATATCTGCTTGTGTTTGAGAAACCAGATGTACATCTATGGTAATATCCTTAGTTTCATAAGGAAACTCTGAAGCTTGGTAATTACCATCCTCAAGTTTATCACCAATGATGTATTTATTCACACCAATATCTCCAGCATAATAACCCTGTAGTTCTATGGTTATTCTTGGGAGAGTCTTTGGGCCTTTTACTTGATTATTCCCTATACCAAAAAGTGGTATAAACTTCTTCATACCTTTGATTGCCTCTTGAAATCTTTTTTCGTTTTCTTGAGACAAAGGTAAGAAGTCTTCTGGGTTTAAGGTAAGACCCATTTCCAACATTGTACTAAGTAGAGAGATATAAAAAGTTCTTTCTACTATTTCTTCTGAGTTTACCATTAAAGTCCTAATCTAATATTTAATTGAACACTTTGATTGCCATTGTCATTAATATACCCATTATAAGTTACCTGAATACCTCCAAAACCACTAATTATGGTTTGTAAATGACCAACACAATTTAATTCACTAACCCATTGAGTAGCAATATTTGAAGGATAATCGGTAAGCCATACTTTAAAGGGTATTGGTTCAGAACCAATACCTCCAGGGAATTGACCCTCTATTGTCTTACTTATATCGGTTATCTTAAATTGTTTTATAAATTTAGCAACTTGAATACCGTTGATAAGGTAGTACTGATAACCCTTTACATTACTAATCTGAGCAGTACTAGTATTTTGACCAAGATTTGGGAATGGTATATTCGGGGTTGGTTCAAAGCCATACTTAGTAGTTCTAGTACCTGGAGATTGAGTTATATTTAAAACTATCTCAGTGTTAGGTTCTTGCTGTGAGATAATCTTAACTATAGCAGTTCTTTCCAAGGGGTCATAGTTACTGGGGTTATGTTCTTGATTAGTAGATTTAGTTTTGATAGTAAGCTTACCTGCGGCATTAGCTTCTCCAATTTCTTGGGTTACCTCTAACCAATCTGAGGAGCTTTCAACTTTCCAATCTACAGCACGATATTCATCTTGAGGCTTATTATCGATAAACTTCTGTTGGTAACTGTATACACCTATTTCTAGGGTCTCACCCCTTTTAGTACCATCGAAAGTATGGGAAGTAGTTTCTGGAGTGATACTAAAATAAGTTCCCCAGGTCTCTACTATTTTAGGAGCGGCCTTTTGTACCAGAGTTACTTCCCTTTCTACACCCTGAACTACTACCTTGAGAACCTGCTCTTTTATATTATTCATGTCTTCGTTTACTGCCTTAGGCTTTACCCTAATAGTTGCAGTACCAGTTCCGGATAATGAAGATATTTCAAAGTCTGCTGCCATTTTTAACTTTCCTTATTTCTTTTCTAACTTCATTTCGTATTTCCTTTTGTAAGGCAGCTTTTCCACCAGCAGCCTTAAATGCAGGATTCCAAAGAGGACGAGGTGGTAAATTACCATCTCTGCTACCATACTCTAACATGATAGCTATCTGATTCAAAGTCTTTCTTGAAGTCTTACCAGTATAGGTAATCTTCTTGATTCCAATTGGTAAACCAACGAAAGTTCTATTCTTGGTCTTTACTACAGTAACGGATTTAGCATATTGACCCGTGAGTCGTAATAGAGTATGCTCCCCATATTTCTTTACAGTACCTGGAGCATGTTTTGGCCAAGAAGTATGGGTACCGGGTGGTGGAACACCCGTATTCAAACTTCGTCTTACTATACGAAGAAGTTGATTACCAAACTTTTCTGTACCTTTCGCATAGCCTTCGGTTAAGATACTTGGAGTTTTGGCAATCAACCTTTCTGCACGAGCTTGTTTTCGTTTATCTACGTATATTTCTAGAGGGCCAACTGGAGTCGATAGTGTAATATTAACCGACTTACTTGGCATAATTCTTACTGTTGTTTAGGTTTATCCAATCCCAGCTCCTGAGCAATCCTTTGTAACAGAGCCTCTTGAGTAGAAATTCGTTGGTCCATGTATTGACGGAACTCCTCAAACCCTGGAGCAGGTTTACTTGGGGCAGATGGGGATTGGTTGATTGAATTTAGAATGTTATCGCATTCAGAAACAATTGCCTCAAACTTTGGTCGATTGTTAAGTATATTCAAGGCATTCTGTTTCTGCATAGTAACCTCATTAATTATATTCACTACATCGGTAGTATATACTACCCCAAATTAAATACGTATTCATAAGTAATTGTTGCAGCATTCTGAGTGATATCAAG